GTTGAAAGAAATCTTAGGCAAAAAGAAGACGTTAAAATCATTCTGGAATTCTAAAAAAGATGGCACAAAAAACAGACTTAAATATCAACCCTTATTTTGATGATTTTGATTCGGGTAAAAACTTTTATAAAGTCTTATTTAAGCCAGGATATCCAGTTCAGGCACGAGAACTGACTACTTTACAATCAATACTTCAGAACCAAATTGAATCTTTTGGAAGTTATACTTTTAAGGAAGGCACAGTTGTAATTCCAGGAAATGTTGCATATGATGGTCAGTTTTATGCCGTAAAATTAAATTCCACCACATTTGGTGTTGACATATCATTATACATCAATGAGTTTATAGGTAAAAAAATAACAGGTCAAAATTCAGGAACTACTGCAACTATCCAATATGTTGCTCTACCTGATGGTGACTCAGTTGAAGAAGTTACAATTTATGTAAAATACGTAGATTCTAATAATAATTTTGTTTTTGATCAATTTGAAGATGGAGAGTCTTTATACGCGACCGAAAATGTAGTTTATGGAAATACTAATATCAGTGCCGGAACTCCTTTTGCATCTTTAATCAATAACAATGCAACTTCTATTGGATCAGCAGCGTCCATAGGAGAAGGAGTTTATTTCATTAGAGGATTCTTTGCAAATGTTTCAAAACAAACAGTAATATTAGACTATTATACAAATACCCCATCATATAGAGTTGGTTTATCTGTACAAGAATTGTTAATTGGTGCAAAGGATGATTCTTCCTTATATGATAATGCTAAGGGATTTACCAATTTTGCAGCACCTGGAGCAGACAGACTTCAAATAAATTTAACATTAACAAAAAAATTAATCACAGATACTAACGATACAGACTTTATAGAACTTCTTAGAATAGAAGATGGAAGAATAAAAAAAATTGAGAATAAAACTCAACTCAATAGACTTGGCGATTATATTGCGGAAAGAACATATGAAGAATCTGGTCACTATGCATTAGATAATTTTAAAGTTGCATTGCATAATTCCCTCAACGATAAATTGGGAAATGATGGATTATTTTTTGAAACTCAATCAACAGAACAATTAAACACACCATCAGATGATTTAATGTGTGTAAAAGTTTCTCCAGGAGAAGCTTATGTTGGTGGTTATAATGTAGAAAAAGTTTCTACTACTATTATAGATGTAGAAAAACCGAGAGATACTGCAACCGTATCAACTGCAAATATTCCCTTTGAGATGGGAAATCTTTTGAGAGTTAATAATGTATCTGGCGCACCAAAACAAAAAGAATCTATTGACTTATTCAATCAATTTGCGGGCGGAGGAACACAAATTGGTGATGCAAGAGTCTATACATTTAATTTAACAGGATCTTCCTATCAAGACGAATCAACAAATTGGGATTTGTATCTATACGACATTCAAACATATACATCTTTAACATTAAATACACCGGTAATACCTTTAGGATTAATAACGTCATCATACATTAAAGGTAAGAGTAGTGGAGCTAGTGGTTATGCAGTTTCTTCTGGATCTGGCAGCACTGTAAACATTAGACAAACTTCTGGGACTTTTTCTGTTGGGGAACAACTTACCATCAATGGTATTGATGTCTCTGCCACAGTTTCATCAGTTATAGTATACGGAACAAGAGATATTAAATCAGTTTCTCAATCTGGTGTATCTGGTTTCCCAACATTTACAGCAGATTCTCTCTTAGATTCTATAAGTTTACCAAATGGTGTTGTTGCTGGAACTATCAGTGGTGGAAATACATTAGTAAGTCCAGGTAAAGTTTTTACTGGTGTTAAAGTTGGCGACATTATTAGATATCAAACATCATCTGGAGATGAAACATTTAATAGAGTAACTGCAAATAATACCACGTCTCTCACATTAGCGTCTTCTACGACTGTTTCTGGCGTTCATGCAGGATCTGTTTCTAATGGAACATATTCCTCAATCAAACTCGGAATACCAGTTTTAAGAAATCAAGAAAGAGCATATTTGTATGCAGAACTTCCAGATTCCAACATTGAGTCTGTTAATCTTTCAGGTTCTACTTTAAAAATATCCGAACAAATTACAGGAGAAACCACAGATTCTTCTGGCGTATTAACTTTTAATCTTTCGTCTATTAGTGGTATCACTAGTGCATTCTTTGATCCATTTGATGAAGAAAGATATTCTGTTCACTATACAGGTGGTGGAATTGGCACTGTAACATCAGATGCTTTTTCAATAAGTTCAAATACCGTAACTATTAATGGATTGACACCATCACAATCAAGCATTGTTGTTAATACGTCTCTGACAAAAAATGGTATTCAAAGTAAAATTAAAGATTACACGAGAAGTGCTGCTCTAGATGTAATATATTCAAAATATCCACAGTCTGGCGTAGGTGTTAATACTTCTGTCAATGATGGATTAACATATAATGCAAATTATGGTTTACGAGTTCAAGATGAAGAAATTTCATTAAATTGGCCAGACGTAGTAAAAGTTCTTGCTATTCTTGAGTCTTTAGATGAAAATTCTCCAACCTTAGATCAAATTCAATTTTTCGACACATCTGTTGTAAGTAATGCTATTATCGGAGAAAATATCATCAGTTCTTCTAGTAATGCAGTTGCAAGAGTTGTTGCTAAACCATCTGCACTTGTTTTATCTGTAGTTTATTTAAATCAAGATAGATTTATTTCTGGGGAATCAGTTACATTAGAGGAATCAAATAATACGGTACAAATTCAGTCGTTAACTAAGGGATCATATAAAGATATAACATCTTCCTTTATTTTAGATAAGGGTCAAAAAGAACAATATTATGATTACTCTAGATTAATTAGAAGTTCTTCCACACCAACACCATCAAGAAGATTAAAAATTATATTTGATCATTATACAATACCTGCATCAGACAATGGAGATGTTTATACTGTATTGAGTTATGGTGATGACAGATTTGCGGAGGATATCCCCGAAATAGGACCAAGAAGAGTAAGAGCTTCGGATACCCTCGATTTTAGACCAAGAGTATCTCAATTTACTGTAACTAATAAATCGCCATTTGACTTCGACTCAAGAAGTTTTGGTACGCTACCAAAACTCATATTAAAACCAAAAGAGACCTCTCTGATTGGATATAATTATTATTTACCTAGAATTGATAAGGTTTATTTGGACACCTTTGGCAATTTTATTGTTCAAAAGGGAATTTCTGGCATAAATCCAAAAGCTCCATCAAATAATAATCCCAATGGATTAATGGAACTGGGAACTATTACACTTCCAGCATATCTTTATGATCCCAATGACGCCAATATATCACTCGTTGATAATAGAAGATATACAATGAGAGATATTGGTAAACTTGAAGATAGAATTGAAAATTTGGAAAGAGTTACTTCACTTTCTCTCTTGGAAGTTAATACCCAAACACTTCAGGTCCAAGATTCGCAAGGAAATAACAGATTTAAAACTGGATTCTTTGTAGATGACTTTAAAAATAATTCTCTTATTAATCTGGATGTTTCCTCAATACAAGTCAACACTGATTCGCAAGAATTAACAACAATTGTAAGTAGTAATACTCTTAAAGGACAAATTGCACCATCTACAGATATCACGGATGAAAATTTAGACCTTTCAACTAACTTTAGTTTGTTAGATTCTAATGTCCAAAAAACTGGAAATGCTATTACACTCAAGTACAATAGTGTTGGATGGATTGAACAACCCCTCGCAACTAAAGTAGAAAATGTTAATCCATTCCATGTAGTTTCTTACAATGGATTTGTTAAGTTGTCTCCATCTAGTGATAGTTGGGTGAGAACTATAAGAATTCCTGGGACCAATTCTTCTATTACAAGAAACGTTCCAGATCCAAATCGTCAGGGATCAACTGCCACGACAGTTACGTCAAATGATGTCTTAATTTCTTCTGGTAACGAACAATATATGCGTTCCAGAAATACTCAATTTTCTGCAAATAATTTAAAACCATTAACTAAATTCTATCAATTCTTTGATGGAAATGGGAGTGTGGATTTTATACCAAAACTTCTTGAAATTTCCAATGATTCCACATTAGTAAACTATGGATCTGTCGGATCTTTTGAGGTTGGAGAAACTGTAATTGGTTACAGTGATGGAAATGAATTGATCAGATTTAGATTGTGTTCTGGAAATCATAAAGAGGGTTCTTTTAACTCACCATCAAAGACTTTCAATATAAACCCATATGTAAAAGCAGAAAATCTTTCTGCAGCATATAGTCAGTCTTCCAAAGTCTTAAATATTGACACATTTGCACTTTCCGAAGAAGCACAGGGTAAGTATTATGGATATGTCAAAGCAGGAACAAAATTAGTTGGACAAACTAGTGGGGCAATTGCATATGTTAAGGATCTTCGTCTTATTAGTGATAATTATGGCGATCTTTTAGGTTCTTTCTTCTTAAGAAATCCACACACAGTTCCATCTCCTGCTGTTAGAATTACAACGGGAACAAAAACTTACAAATTAACCAATAGTTCAACTAATGCTGCTCCCATTCCTGGAAGCCAATTACAATCAACTGCAGAAACATCATATAAATCTGAAGGTAGATTTGAGGTTCGTCAACGTCAAACTACCACAGTAACTTCTAACTTCTATGATCCACTTGCACAATCATTTAGTGTCGGTGGAACAATTGATGCACCAGATTTAAATGGACAAAATAGTGATGCTAATGGAGCATTTTTGACTGCTGTAGATCTATTCTTTGCTAACAAACCATCTGGAAATGATCCTGTAAGAATTGAAGTTAGAACGGTCGAGTTAGGAACTCCAACTAGAACAATCATTGGAAATCCAGTTACTCTAACACCACCTGAAGTAAACATTTCATCAAACGGTACAACTGCAACAACAGTAACATTTGATTATCCAATTTTCTTAGCACCTGGACAAGAATATGCGATTGTTGCTGTTGCAGAAACCACTGATGAATATGAATTGTGGATAGCAGAGATGGGAGAAAGAACTGTAAATACACAATCTCTCCCAGATGCAGAAGCAGTCATATATTCCAAACAGTTTGCCCTTGGAAGTTTGTTTAAATCTCAAAATGGGTCTATTTGGACTGCTAATCAGTATCAAGATCTTAAATTTAAATTATATAAGGCAAGTTTTACATCAACTACTGGAACAGCGTTCTTCTATAATCCAACTTTGGATGAAAGTAATGGGTATGTTGAAACATTAAATAATAGTCCCATTACAACTTTACCAAAAACATTAACTCTTGGAATCACAACGGTCACTGATGCTGGAATTATTGGAATTTTAACAACTGGTAGGAAAATTTCTGGTTCGAATGGATTTGGATATGGATATGTTGTAGGATCTGGAAGTGCAGTTTCTAATGTTGCAATAACTGATGGTGGATCAAACTATCCAACAGGAACTTTTGCAAACTTAGAAACCACAAATATAGTTGGTAGTGGATCTGGTCTCAGATTAAGCATCACTGCTTCTGGTGGTGTCGTTACTGGTGTTGCAGCAACAACTGCAACAGGAAATGGATATCAAGTTGGTGATGTTGTTGGAATTGTTACAACTCTTGGAAGAGATGTAAGATTTACTATTGAGTCTATCAGTGGATTAGATACACTTTATCTCTCCAATGTACAAGGTGAAAAAGGAGCATCTAAGTCATTCCAAGTTGGTGCAGCAGTTAGTTACTACAATGATGCAGGAACTATTGTATCTCTTGCAACAACTACAATTACTGATAGGACATCAGAAGGTGCAAATCTGAACTCTGGAAATTATCTGAGAGTAAGTCATTTTGATCATGGAATGTATTCTTCCACGAACAAGGTTGTTCTTTCTGGAATTGAACCAAACGTTCCATCCACAACACTATCTTCATCTCTCAATATAGATGAGACAGCATCTATTAGTGTTGCAAGTACATCAAACTTTGCCACATTTGAGGGTCAAACTGTTTCAGGTTCTTATCTTGGATATGTCAAAATTGGAGATGAAATAATCTCATATAATGATGTTGGAAGTGGAACATTATCGATAAGTTCAAGATCTGTAGAAGGAAAAGTTCAACCACATGAATCTGGATCTTTAGTTACAAAGTATGAACTTAATGGTGTATCTCTCAGAAGAATTAATGGAGTTACTCATGACATAAGTTCTTTGGGTAATGACATTGATCAATATCATGTTGCGATTGACATGTCTACTAATGGATCTGACAGATCAAATGATGGAGATACATCTGGAACTCCTCAACTTTCATTTAATTCCGAAGCATCTCTTGGAGGAGCAAATTGTAAAGCAACTGAAAATATTCAATTCAATGAAATTGTTCCAAATTATGATATTTTGACTCCAGGTTCCTCAACTTCTGTAACTGCATCCGTAAGAACGACTACAGGAACAAGTGTAGATGGAAGTGAATCATCTTTTGTTGACAATGGATTTGAAAATGTTGAGATAAATGAAGTAAATAGATTGAGTTCTGTTAGACTTGTAGCATCAAACATTAATGAAACAACGAGACTTACAAATCTACCTAGAAATAAGTCTTTCACTACAGGAATAACATTAAACACATCAGATACTAATTTATCACCGATAATCTACACTGATACTGCACTGACTGAATTTAGACTGAATAGATTAAATAATCCTATTTCGGACTATACGACAGATAATAGAGTAAATTCACTACTATTCGATCCACATTCAGCAGTTTACGTTTCTAATACTGTAAATCTTACACAAGCTTCAACTTCTTTAAAAGTGATACTTGCAGCATACAGACATGAATCTGCTGATTTTAGAGTTCTTTATAGTTTAATTAGAGCAGACTCTAGTGAAGTTACCCAAGAATTTGAGTTGTTCCCTGGATATGATAACTTAACTGTTGGTGCTGATGGAGCACTTTCTCCAGTTGATTCTGCTAAAAATAGTGGAAGACCTGATACCTTTGTTCCTGCAAGTTTGGAAAATCAATATCTTGAGTATGAATTTACTGCTAATGACTTAGATCTGTTTACTGGTTATACAATTAAAATTGTACTGTCTGGAACTGATCAGGCACATGCTCCAAGAATCAAAGATTTGAGGACAATCGCTCTGGTATGATAAGAGTTGACGGACATAAAAATCTCTACAGGGATGAAAAAAGTGGTGCCATAGTAAACTGTGACACCACTTCATATAATCAATATGTAAATTCTCTACAACATAAAGAGATGCAAAGACAGGAATTGGATAGAATGAAAAATGATATCGATGAGATAAAATCACTACTAAAGGAATTGCTAAATAAGAAATAATTTAATGGACGTGCTGCAAATATAAATATCTGTAGGAATACTTTTAAATCTAATAATGGCAGTTTATGTATCTAACATTGTAATTGAACAGGGATTTGACTTTGACACGTCTTTCCAGCTGGAAGATACTAGAACAAATTCTCCATTGGATTTAACTGGCACTACTACTTCAGGGCAACTAAGAAAACATTATGGATCTACATCTAAAGTATCTTTTGCATCTACAGTGAGTAATGCTGAAGGTGGTGTCATTACAATTTCATTGACTGGTACTCAAACACTTGATTTAAAACCGGGGCGATATGTTTATGATGTGAAGATATTAAATTCTGGTAGAGAGTATAAAGCCGTTGAAGGGTCAGCACTAGTACGCGGGGGAGTCACCAGGTAATGCCTAATATTAACGACAGGATTGGGTCACAGAACGTAATTAGGGTATTATCTAACGCTTCTGCACCCCCAACACGAATAGTCAACTTAAATGACATAGATACCGCCCTAAAGACAAAGGACGGTGTGCTTCTTGTTTGGAACCTCTCAGATGAGAAGTTCTATATGACGGATACGATTGATTCGTCTTCGTTAATTGCCACAGGAATAGTTACATTTTCTAATACCACACAATCTACGTCAACCACAACTGGAGGAGTAATTTTTAGTGGTGGTGTTGGTATTGCAAAGGATTTAAACGTAGGTGGTAACGCAAAGGTAGTAGGTGTCGTAACATTTGGAACTGGAACCATTGTTGTAAATGGTGATAGTAACATCATAACCGTAGGAACTGGTGTAACTATAAGTTCTTCGGAAGGAATAACGGCACCATCTCTCAATATTCTTGGACCACTAACAGCACAGTCACTGAATATTAGTGGAGTATCAACACTCGCTTCTGCTGGAGGAATCACAACCACTGGCGGAAATCTTTTTGTAAACAATGATTTAACTGTTGGTCAAAACTTAAAGGTTGATGGTACATCTGAATTTATTGGTATTGTAACCTTTAGGGGAGGAACTATAAATCTTGGTGATGCTGTTAGTGATGACATTAACATTGGTGGTGAATTTATATCAGATCTGAATCCAAGTGATGATGCAAGTTATGATCTTGGTATTACAACACAAAGATGGAGAAATGCACGATTCTCCGGTCTTGTAACAACAACGGATTTATTCGTATCTGGTGTATCTACCTTTATTGGTGATACAAATATTGATGGTAATGTTGATGTTGATGGAAACTTAGTAATTGATGACCTTCTGGTCTCTGGAATCTCAACATTTTCCTCGGATATTGACATCAATGCTTCTATTGACGTTGATGGTTTATCAGAACTTGATGAACTGAATGTTTCTGGTCTATCAACTTTTGCATCGGACGTAGATGTAAACGCATCGGTAGATATTTCCTCTAACCTAATTGTAGATGGATTATCAGATTTAGATGAACTAAATGTTGCAGGTCTTTCTACATTCGCTTCCAATTTAGACATTAATGCTTCTGTAGATATAAGTAGCAATTTAGTTGTTAATGGCAATCTGCAGACAGTTGGAGTAACAACACTTGCTTCTTCTGGTGGTATTACTACAACTGGTGGAAATCTTTTTGTAAACAATGATTTAACTGTTGGTCAAAACTTAAAGGTTGACGGCACATCTGAATTTATTGGTATTGTCACATTTAGAGGTGGAACGATCAATCTTGGTGATCAAGACACTGATGATATTAATATTGGTGGCGAATTTGTATCAGATCTGAACCCAAGTGATGATGCAAGTTACGATTTGGGTATTGTCGGCAAACGCTGGAAGGATGCAAGATTTTCTGGTCTGGTAACCTCAACAAATTTATATGTTTCTGGGATATCCACATTTGAAGGGAATCAGTTTACTACTGGAAATGTATCAATTACTGGTTTTGCAACAGTAACCGATGGTTTGTTTTATGAAGTAGGAGATTTTGATGGTCCTAATGGAGTTGCATATTTTGATGATACTGGAAAACTGATTGGTGCTGCAAGTACAGAATCTGGAATAAGTACCAGTAATTATGTCTTAACAACAAATGCAAGTGGCATACCAGTTTGGACAGATACAATTGATGGAGGACAGTTCTGATGGCAAAACCAAGCACTAGACAAGGACTTATTGATTATTGTTTGAGAAGACTTGGAGCTCCTGTATTAGAAATAAACGTTGACGATGAGCAGATTGATGATTTAGTAGATGATGCCATTCAGTATTTTAATGAACGTCACTATGATGGTGTGGAAAAGATGTACTTAAAGTACAAAATAACTGATGATGATCTTGCTAGAGGTAGGGCAAAAAATACTGATGGAGTTGGAATTGTAACAACAACTGGAACCTCAACGATTGTTGGAACAGCAACTACTTTTAGTTTTTATGAAAACTCAAATTATATACAAGTTCCAGAATCTGTAATAGGAATTGAGAAAATATTTAAATTTGACACTAGTTCTATTTCTGGCGGAATGTTCAGTATAAAATATCAATTATTTTTAAATGACCTTTATTATTTCAATTCTGTAGAACTTTTACAGTATTCTATGGTAAAATCATATCTTGAGGATATTGACTTTTTATTGACAACAGACAAGCAAGTTAGATTTAATAAAAGACAAGATAGATTGTACCTAGATATTGATTGGGGATCTCAAGCAGCTGGTGATTATTTAGTTTTGGAATGTTATAGAGCATTAGATCCTGATTCATTTACTCAGGTATATAATGATAGTTTTGTAAAGCAATACCTTACTGCTCTCATAAAGAGACAATGGGGTCAGAATTTGATTAAGTTCCAAGGAGTAAAACTTCCTGGAGGAACGGAATTAAATGGAAGACAACTTTATGAGGATGGCGTAAGAGACCTTGAGGAAATAAAACAAAGAATGTCTTCAGAGTATGAATTGCCACCCATGGACTTAATTGGATAATTATGACTTTAAATCCATTTTTCCTACAAGGATCTCCAGGTGAACAGAGACTTGTTCAAGATCTAATTAACGAACAACTCACTGTATACGGTGTTGAGGTATACTATCTACCAAGAAAGATTTTCAAAACTGATAATATAATCAGAGAAATACAATCATCAAAGTTTGATGATGTTTTTTTGATTGAGGCATATATTAACAACTATGACGGATATGCTCCAGGGAGTGATTTAATGACCAAATTTGGTCTTAAATTACAAAATGAACTTAGTCTAACTATATCAAGAGAAAGATACGAAGACTTTATCGCCCCATTTTTGGAGGGTATTTCATCTGGTATTAGAGAGGGTAGAATTTTAGATTATGACTTTGCGGACTTGATTGAAAGACCAAAAGAAGGAGACTTGATTTATTTTCCTCTAGGAGAAAGACTTTTTGAGATAAAAAGAGTAGAGTCTGAAAAACCTTTTTACCAATTAGGCAAAAATTATGTTTATGAATTGAATTGTGAACTTTATGAATATGAAAATGAACTTATTGACACCGCTATTGACGAAGTTGATAATACTGTAGAAGACGAAGGATATATTACAACTTTAAGATTAGTTGGTACTGCGATAACTGCCACGGCATCTGCAAATACAACTATATCTGGTATAACGACAAACTTACCATCCATTGGTCAAATTATTTTGACTAATGATGGATCTGGATATACAAGCACACCAACTGTTACTATATCTCCACCATCTTCTGGTGTTGGAACGGTTACGGCAACTGCTGTTGCTATAACCACCTCTGTAGGAAATGTGCAGTCTATAAAGGAGATACTCTTAACAAATACTGGATTTGGATACACAACTTCAGATCCACCAACGGTTACTATTAGTGGTGGTGGCGGTGCTGGAGCAGCTGCTACCGCAATAGTTGTAACTGGTGGAATATTGTCATTTTCTATTACTAATCAAGGAAAAGGATATTATGGTAGCGAACCAACTGTAACCATAACTGGACCTTCTATTGGACAAACTGCAATTGCAAAGGCGTCTGTGTCTGATGGTGAAGTAACTGGTCTTAAGATAGTGAATGCTGGATACGGATATACACAGGCACCAACCGTAACCATCTCAAGTCCAGTATCTGGAGTTGGAACTTTCTATTACAATGAGGAGGTTACAGGACAATCTTCCGGTGTTACTGCAAGAGTTAGAAACTTTAAGAGAAGAACTGATATTAGTGTTCAGTTTGCACCTGTAGACTTGCAAGTTTCCCTAAATACTGGAAACTTCTTAGTTGGTGAAACAATCATTGGTGGAATATCAACAGCAACTTATGTTGTAGAATCCTATAACCGTGAAAGTTATGATAATCCATATGATGTAAATGAAGAGATTGAAACTGAAGCAGACGGCATTTTAGACTTTACAGAGTCTAACCCATTCGGAGAATATTAATGTTAGGTACTTACTTTTATCACGAGATTATAAGAAAAACAATCATTGGATTTGGAACGTTGTTTAATAATGTTTATATTAGACACTCCAAAGACAATGGGAATGTATTGGACGAAACTAAAGTAGGTATTTCCTATGGTCCGATGCAAAAGTTTCTGACAAAAATTCAGGAACAGGCAGAGTTGAATAAATCTATTGCTATTACTCTACCAAGAATGTCATTTGAAATGGTTTCTATTCAATATGATCCTGCCAGAAAGGCAGGTGTCACTCAAACTTTTAAAGCATCCGCTGGGGCAAATTTAAAAAAAGTTTATATGCCAGTTCCATATAATATTGGATTTGAACTTAATATTTTTAGCAAATTAAATGACGATGCACTTCAAATAATTGAACAGATTTTGCCATTTTTCCAACCAGCATTTAATTTAACAATAGATTTAGTAAGTTCTATCGGGGAAAAGAGAGATGTTCCCATAGTTTTGGATAGCATAGATTTCCAAGATGATTATGAGGGAGATTTTAATACTAGAAGGGCTCTGATATATACTTTAAGATTTACTGCTAAAACTTATCTGTTTGGACCTGTTTCAGATTCTACAGACAGTATCATTCGTAAGGTACAAGCAGATATTCACACAGATACCAATATAGCAACAGCAAAACGTGAAATGAGGTATACTGTTACACCAGATCCAATTTCTGCTGGACCAAGTGATGATTTTGGATTTAACGAATCATGGGAAATTCTTACAGACTCCAAAACATATAGTCCTACTCAGCAGGAAGACATTTGATAAATTATGAATAATAATTATGATTCTATAGACAAGGCTCTCAACACCGAGAGTAGTATTGTGGAGACTAAAAATGTTTCTGCGGAGATAGATATTGTTAAACCAAAGGGTCCAGATATTGAAAAGGACTATGAATATACCCGCGCAAATTTATATTCATTGATTGAGAAGGGGCAAGAAGCAATTAATGGAATTATGGAACTTGCTGGTGAAGGTGGAAGTCCAAGAGCATATGAAGTTGCCGGACAATTAATCAAAAGTGTTGCCGATACAACAGACAAATTGATTGATTTGCAGAAAAAACTAAAAGATGTTCAGGATGAAAATGTAAAAACGACGAATAACGTTACCAATAACGCAGTATTTGTTGGATCAACATCTGAGTTGCAAAAATTACTTAAGCAAGGTTTTCTAAATAATAAAGAATAAACTTGTTTTCTGATGGGTTGGTCTGAAAAATATAAAAAATCAATTGATTGTGGCAACCCAAAAGGTTTTAGTCAACGTGCTCACTGCCAAGGGCGAAAAAAGAAAATGACAGAAGAAAAAAAAGATCATGAATATTCTATGGCTCGTTCTGAGTTAAGAACGGTCTCTAATGCAGTTAAACGTCTTCAGAAGAAGATGGGTAAAAAGGGTGAAGGTAATTTAGAAGCATGGGTACAGTCTAAAATTACCAAAGCAGCAGATTATATTGACACAGCAGCAGATTATGTTGATAGTGGAGAAATGAAAGAAGAGGCAAATGGTAGGTGTAAATCTGGACACTACTATTGCTATACTGACAAAAAATGTAAACCAATTCCCAAGGGATTTAAGGTTGTTGGACCAGCAGGATATCTTCGTAAAGAAAATGGACACTCTGTAGATGATGATTCATCCGAAGATTCGAATGGTTCAAATGGTAATGGTAATGGTAATGATGCTAGTATGGGTGAAGAAGTAGTTAATGAAGAAGGTCTCCTTGATTGGTTTGGCAAATCCGAATCAAAAGATGGTAAGAAAGGTTGGGTCAACGTGGTGACTGGTGATTCTTGTGCCAGTGATAAACCAGGTGAAGGCATTCCTAAGTGCGTATCTTCTGCAAAGAGAGCAAGTATGTCTAAGAAGGAAAGACTTGCTGCCGCTGCTGCTAAAAGAAGAGAGGATCCAGGTCAGCAAGAAAAATCAGGTGCTTCTAAACCAACAATGGTAAAAACTGATAGAAAGGTAAGAAAAGAAGAAATGGAAGTTAATGAGGCAAAGGACAAACCAGGTAAGGGTAGTGGAAAGAAAGATGCTTGCTACAACAAAGTAAAGTCGCGCTATAGTGTTTGGCCAAGTGCATATGCTTCTGGTGCATTAGTCAAGTGTCGTAAAGTAGGTGCCGCTAACTGGGGTAACAAGTCTGAGAGTTATGACTTCTCAAACTGGAGAGATGACTTTAAAGCATTTGAAATTGAAACAGTAAATCTTATTGAACCAGAACCAATTAAAGGTGGACAACCTATTGATGAAAAATGTTGGGTTGGATATAAGCAACTTGGTATGAAAAAGAAGGGAGAAAAAATGGTTCCTAATTGTGTTAAGGAAGAAGAAATAAACGAAATTCATAAACAAGCACACACACCACATGAAGTTCCTTCCGGAAGTAATCTTAAAAAATTAGTTAGTAAAGCATCAAAAAGAATTGACACTGATGCTGATGGTGATGTAGATAATAATGATAAGGCAAAAGGAGAACTTGGAGAATTTATTCCCGGTGTAGGCAACAAAAGACTTTACAGTATGACTAGACCTAAAACCGCAAAAGAATCCTTCTCAAACTGGAGAGAAGAACTTGGTGAGGATTGGCAAGCAGTCAATAAAAAAGATAAGACTCATGGTATGAGTCAAAAAGCAGTTGATGCTTATCGTCGTGAGAACCCAGGTTCTAAACTTAAGACTGCCGTAACTGAGAAGGATCCTGGTCCTGGTAGGAGCAAGCGCAGAAAGTCCTTCTGTGCCCGCTCTAAGGGTCAGCAAGATATGCATAACATAGATTGCTCAAAAGACCCTGATAAGGCAATTTGTAAAGCACGTC